TGGAGGTACGCCTGCCGCCACGGCTCGGGATACGTCGCAAACGACGTCCCCGCCATCGTGTCGGACAGCTCCAGCCAGCGCGTGCGCGCGGCCTCGGGCTCCGCGTCCACCGGCAACGGGTTGAAAATCGCCATCGCCGCCTGGAACATCGGATCGGGCGGGGGCGGGGCCTGCACCGGCTGCCCGTCCGGCCCCATCTGCGGCGGGGGCGGGGGCATCATTTGCAGCTGTTGCGCGAACTGCTGCGATTGTGCCTTCACCTCCTCGCTCGGCCCGTCCTTCCACGCCCGCAGTTGCCGCTTGATCCTGAGATAATGCGGATCATCCTGCGACCCGATCAGCGCGTCGACCGCCCCGCGCTTCAAGCGGTTCGCCTTCTCCAGCGGCAGCATCTGCGCTTGTGCGAGCTGGTCGATGTACGCCGCTTTTGCGCTCGGCGACATCATCGTAAACGTCCCGCGCCGCACCCGCACGTCACGCGTGCTGCCAAGGTCCGCACACGTCCACTCCTCGTACTTGAACGAGCCGTCATCGCTCAGGTACCGCAGCATCTGCGGCACCGTGTATTCCGCCTTCATCTCCTGCGTGATGATGCGGCACGACCGCTCGTAACAGTCCTCCATCGTGTGCCGGAGGTTCGACACCATGACGAGCGCCTGTTCAATCAGCGTCTTTTCCTGCTCGCCGCTGGTGACGTTCGGCGACGTCAGCCCACGCAGCGAGGGCGCAGACCCGGATACGCGGTCCATGCGCCCCTCCAACGCCTGCGCACGGTCCAGCACGTATTGCGGGATCGCGGGCGCGGGCTCGACGAACGGCTGGCCCGCCTGCCCGTTGAACGGAATGGGTGGGCCGTCACGACGCCCCCACGCCTCCGGCTGGATCGCGCTCCCCAGCGGGAGCAACACGTTGGGGTTCAGCGCCTGGTAAATCAGCTGCTGAATCCCGCCGTCCACCGTGGCCAACAGCTCCTCCAGCGGCCCCAGCTCGTCCATCACCGCGACGCCGTACGGGTTCCCGCACGAGTGGTCGGGCTTCCACCGGACTTGCGCCAAGGGGATGTCGCGCATGTCCTCGTGCGCCTTGCCCGCCTCGTCCTCCCATTGCAGCGACCACGGCGTCGCGTGGATGCGGTACTTCCCGCCCACGAACACCGCATAACAGCCGTTGGGATACTCCGCGCACGCCTTGTAGTACGCCGTCAGCACCAACACCGGCGTATCCGCTTTGATCTTCCCGTCCTTCATGCGCGCCTGTTCGCCGCGGCGCCGGCTCACGTGGTCGGGATACAGCAGCCGATCCTTGCCCAACGACCACGCCACGATCTGCGTCTGCTCGCCGTCTGACAGCTTTTCCACGTCCGGATAGCGGGCGACCAGCTGGCCCCACGTCGTCGGGCGCGCAATCAACACCCCGTTCGCGTCGGCCAACCCGCCCACGAGATAGGGCAGGAAACGCACGTTGTGCGCGCTGAGCCACTCGCGGCGGATCTTGGGACGCCACGACCGCACCGCGCCCGCGCTCGACTGCGACAGCGACCCATCCGGCATCACGTAGCGCAACACGTAGTCCGCGCTCGGGACCGGGGGCGACCCCATCGGACCCGTATCCGCCTCCTCGACGCGCTGCGCTTGGGGATGCGCGCGCACCTGCTGCGGCTCGTGGCCACCGCCGAACGGGTCCGTGTACCACCACAGGAACCCGCTCGCCGTCGTTGCGCTCAGATCGGCTGCGCCGTACAACGCCTCGCGCAGATTGAGCCCCGACTCGCCCGTCTCGGACTCCAGGACCCGCGTGGTGTATTCCGCGGCGTCGCGGTCCTCGTCGCTGTCGCCCGCGGGCAACGCGTCCGGCTTGGGCTCGTCCACGAGCAGCGCCGACAGGATCTCGCTAATCGTCTGGTCGCTGCGGTTGGGATAGCTCGGCGTGCCCACTTGGAGCAGTGGGACGTACACGCGCCACCCGTTGCTGCCTTCCTCGTCCTTGATGACGTGGACGTCGCGGCGACCCTTGCGGCGCAGCTTGTTCGCCTCCCACTGCGCGGCCAGCGGCGCAATCGTGGGGTCCTGCGACTTCCACAGGTCCACCGCATACTCGGCGGCTTCGGCGTCAGGGAGGTCAAGGAGTGGCCCCTGCGCGGCCTGTTCGCCGGTCGGGGTGTCCTCATCCTCGGGCTGCTCCGTGTCCTCGTGGACCTGGGATTCGTTCGGCTCTAGCACGTCATACGACCTCAGTTGCGCCAGTGTGGCGCCGCGTCCTTAACAGCCCTTCTTCCCGCCCTTGCCGCCTCTTCCTTTCTTCGCCATTGTCTAGTCCTCGTCTCGGTCTGGGTCATACCCACCACGTCGAATATACTCAACCACAGCCTCGGGCTTCGCCCCCGCCGCCAACTGCGTGCGCGCAAACGTGCGGTTCGCGGCCAGCGTGTTCGGATCGCTGAACGAATAGCGCACGATCGCCGCTTCGATCAGGTCGCCCAGCGGCTTGACGTCGCTACCGCTCACCCCATCGCGCTTGAGGCGGTCCACCTCGGCCTCGGCCGCCTCCCGCCGCGCCTTCTCGGCCTCGTACGCTGCACGCCAGGCGTTGGCGACGTCGGCAAGGTCGGGGGTGTTCACTTCTCCTCCCCGCGCATCTCAGCGACCAGCTTTTCCAAGTGCTCCACCCGCGCGACCAGATCCGCAACGTACCGCTGGTGATATGTCGTCAGCATGCGCGCCGTGATGACCCGGTTTTCCTCGCGCACCGTCCGCAGTTTGCCCATTAGCTCCTCTGATACGACCGCAACCCGCCACGCACCCCGATCCGGGGCACGGCTGGCGCGGGGGGTTTCGGCAGGTACTTGTCGGCCATGTTGGCCATGCCTTCCTGTTTCACCGGCATCGGCTGCGCGGGGCTCAACGGACGCGAATACAAGCCATAGCGCACCATGTCATACTCGTCGTCACCGCCCGTGCCGTTCCCGTCCGCGTCCTGCTTGAGCACGTCCTCGGGGTCTTTGGGGTCGATCACGCGCGTTTCGAGGCACGTCAACGCCGACTGATTGCCCGCGGTATCCCACACACGGAACCGCTCGGGATCGGATAGGTACTGCCGCAGATTCTGCAACGACAAGCTGCGCTTGCCAGCGCCGGACGCGGCCGAGCGCACCACCGTCCAGCCCAACGCCTGCCACTGTTCCGCGATCGTCGGCCCTTCCAGTCCGCGCGCTTTCGCGTGCTCGTCGAACACGTCGCCACCCGCCACGGTATAGGCCAGGCGGTCGAACGTCACCCCGTAGCGCGATAACAGGGCGCGCACCGACTCGGCGATCTGCGCCGGCTGCTGGCGGCGGTTCTTAGCGGCATCAATCAGCCGCACGGTCCCGCCCTCGTTCGAGGCGAACAGACCAAACGACCACGGGTGCGAATACCCCCAGTCAATCGCGCCCCACAGGTGCCAGTGCGCCGGGATTGCGCGGGGCTTCTCCAACAGCGCCTCCCGGTCAAACGCCAACGCCATGAGGCCACCGGCCACGAGGAGCGCGTCCAGCTCCTGTTGGGCCGTCACCGACTCGGGCGGATAATCCGTTCGCAGCTGCGCGATTTCGTCGGGTGGCAGCGTCTCGTTCGTCTCAGTCGGGTAGTGCCACTCCTTCCACTCCCGCCCGCGCGCACCGTCCCGAAGCTCTCCGCAAATCCGATTGAAATAGCTCGGCGTCGTCTTCGCGCTGTTGCCGTCGTGCCCCGCGTTCGGCGTGCTGATAATCAGCGCCCAGCCTTCGCGGTCGGCCAGCGCGGGTCGTAACACCGCATGCCACGCATACTCCAGATCGAAATGCGCCGCCTCGTCTGCGATGACGAAATCCAAACGCCGGCCGCGCACGTTGTCGATGCTTTCTGCTGAGCGCAGTTCCAGCGATCCCAACCCCTGCACCTCCACGCGCCGCTCGGTCTCGTGCAGCGTCACACCGGGTAGCCCGGCAAAGCGGGGCCGGATTTCCTCGCGCCAGATTGCGCGGGATTGGGGGTAGTCGGGCGTGATCCACACGCCGTGCGCTCCCTGGAGCAGTCCCGGATACTGCGGCGTCCCCTCGGCATCCCGCTCGCCGTGTCCGTCCACGGCAGCGAGCAGCGCCGCGCGACTCTTGCCGGTTCGCCTCCCCCACCGGAACACCTTGAAGCGCGCGGGATCGTCCAGCGCGGCGAGCTGGTGCGCGAGCGGGGAGGGAAGGACCAGCGTCGGGCTATCCACGCCGCCCCTCGCGTTGGTAGGCGACCGTCAGACCGACTTGTCCCGAGTGCTCAATCGGCTGCGATGGCTTCCCATACCCGTGTTCCGTGGCGTACTTGAGCGCCCCGAGGAACGCAGGGTGATCGGGCGCCATCAACAGCTGTTCCAGCGCGCGCATCGTCTCCTCGCGGCTCGCCAGCGATTGCAGGATGCGCTTGAACTCATCCGGTGGGCGCCCGCCCAGCTTGCCGTATGGGTTGCCCGGAATGCCACCAACGAGAAGAGCCCCGCGCCCATGCTTGGGTTTGCGGAGCGCTGGTTTCTGCGCGGGTTCGTCAGTCGTTTTCGGCGGGGTCGCTTTCGCCATGCCCCTCCTGGGTGTGTGGGGGAAGGGTATCGGGTTCGGGAC